TAGCGTGGCGATGCGTGATCCGTTGGTTCGTGGTATTCGGACGTTCCTGCAGGCGTTCCTCGGCGTCTTCATCGCGCTCTCGACGAGCGGGGCGATGGGCATTGACTCGGTCCCCGACATCGAGGTCCTCAAGCGCGCGACGATCGCGGCGGCCTGGGCAGGCATCGTCGCCGTCGTCTCGTTCGCGCAGAATGCGCTCGAGGAGACGACCGGGCGACGAGGGCTGAAGTAGCGGACAAACAAAGCCCCCCGGAGCCGATCGGCTCCGGGAGGCTTTGTTGTGATCGATCCCGCTCCGCTAGGGGTTGACAATGCCGCAGGGGCTTGCTATGATTCTCTCGTCGGCAGGGAGCCGACAACGCGAACGCAAACGAGGAGCGCAGAAGATGACGACGACGACCGCGACCCTGATCCACGAGCTCGAGGCCTACCTGAACCGGTTCGACATCGACCCCGGCGACGCCGCCAAGGCCGCCCGGGTCATCGCCGAGATGATCCTCGCCGGACCCGAGGCGATCATGGCCGCCATGAAGAGCGACGACGAGATCGTCCGCGGCCTCGCCCTGGTCGCGGGCATGATGGTTGGTCGCGTGCTCGGGCTCATTCCGTAGCAGCATACAACCCCTCCGGGATCTCTTCCCGGAGGGGTTGACAATGGTTCGGGGTTCCGCTAGTATCCGTTGTGTCGGCAGGGAGCCGACAACGCGAACGCAAACGAGGAGCGCAGACGATGAAGACTATCGAGACGACGACCGCGTACATCGCCCGGGGCGGCGTGAACATGCAGAAGGCCGCCGCCGAGATCCTCCACACCAACGACTACACCGCGATCCGCATGAACGACCTCGCCGTCGCGATCGTCACCGACTTCCACAACGGACAGCCCGGCGTCTCGCTCGCCGTCGATCGCGCGATCAAGGGCATCCGCCGCGACCTCAACACGATGCAGCACGCCGACCTCGTCTCCACGATCGAGCGCATGGCGAACGGCACCGCCGACGACGCCGCGTGGACCTACGAGTTCTACACGCTCGAAGACTAGGACAGCGACCAGCCCCGCCGGTAATCCGGCGGGGCTACGCTATCGCATCGAGGAGGCCGTGATGCTCAACAAGTTTTCGACCCAGCTCGTCCGGATCTTCAGCGGCGCACAGGCGGCGTCGGTCGTCCCCTTCGAGGACGACGCCGAGCGCACCGAGTTCGAGTTCATGACCGACGCCGAGTTCGACCGCCGCGTCGCCCGCCACGAGCGCGACCGGGCGGAGCTCCGCGAGATCCACGAAGCGCACCGCCGGTGGCAAGACGCCGTCGACGAAGCGCACCGGCTCCGGCTCGAGTACATCCTCGTGTTCGGTCGCCGCTTCCCCGAGGTCCTTAGCGGGCACGATGGACACCCGCGCTAGAACGACAGAGCCGGGGCCGGGTGGCCCCGGCCCAGCCGGAGGAACGATGACGATGGAGTCTACCACGGAACGTTGTCTCTCGTGCGGCGTCTCGGACGCCTGGGATGGGGATCGGTGGATCGACGGCTTCTGCCTCCACTGCGCTCCCCGATGGCCGGAGCCGATCCGCATCGCCGCGATCGATGGCCGGGCGGCGCAAGCGAACGAGCAGCCATCGGGTCGCCGGTACTGGTTGCGGTGCGACGGGACCGAGCCGATCGAGTTCGTCGCCGCCTACATCGAGGGCGACTGGGTCCTCGTGATCGGCAGCGGCAAGCGTTGGTGGGTCGCTCACCGGTCGATCATCTCGTGCGGCTTCTACGGTTCACGATGATCTCCCCCGGAGGCGGTCGGCTCCGCCGCTCGGCTGAAGCCGACCACCTCTATGCACACCGACCACGGCGGCGGTGGCGATGGTTCGAATTCGCGCGGTGGCTGCCGCGTTGGGATAGGAGGAGCTAGCGCACACCCGTCAGCGTCAACGGTAACGGCAGAGGGCCAGTTAAGGAGCGCGTATGCAGAATTACCAGGAGTTCCTCGAGGGGAAACTACAGCTCGATGGAGACCACGGCTTCGAGGCTACGATTCTTCCCGAGTTCTTGTTTCCGTTTCAGCGCGAGCTAGTGGTCTGGGCGGTTCGCAAGGGTCGCGCCGCGATCTTCGCAGACTGTGGCATGGGCAAGACCGTGATGGAGTTGGTCTGGGCGGCTAATGTCCGCGAGAAGACTGGAAAACCCGTGCTGATCTTGACGCCGATCGCGGTGACCTACCAGTTCCTCGAGGAGGCGAAAAAGTTCGGCATGAGCGCGGCTCGGGCCGGATCATCGGAACGGTCGGATGTGATCGTCTCGAATTACGAGCGACTACATCTTCTGAATCCTGCAGATTTCGGGGGCGTCGTCTGTGATGAGTCGTCGATTCTCAAGTCGTTCGACGGCGTATACCGGAAACAGATCACCGAGTTTATGCGGCTTATGCCATACCGTCTCCTGGGGACCGCGACGGCTGCTCCGAACGATTACATCGAGCTCGGGACATCGAGCGAGGCACTCGGATACCTCGGTTATATGGACATGCTGTCCATGTTCTTCACGAACCGACGCCATAACGCCTACGGTTATCACGGCAAGTGGAAACTAAAGGGCGATGAATGGAGGTTCAAGGGGCATGCCGAGGAGGGATTCTGGCGGTGGGTCTCATCCTGGGCGCGGGCCTTGCGGTTCCCTTCAGACCTCGGGTTTTCGGACGAGGGCTATGTCTTGCCGGAACTGCGATCGATTACGCATATCGTGACGGCGACTAAGCCAGCACCGGGCATGCTATTTACGCTACCGGCGAAAGGCTTGCGCGAAGAGCGCGAAGAGCGAGTACGGACCGTCTCCGAACGTTGTGCGATGGCCGCCGAACTGGTTCGCGACACGGGTCGTCCCGCCGTGGTCTGGTGTCATCGCAACGACGAGGGCAACCTGCTCGAGCGTCTCATCCCCGAGTCGGTGCAGATTAGCGGCAACGACAGCGACGATGCAAAGGAGGTGAAGTTCAAGGCATTCACGGACGGACAGACGCGCGTGATAGTTACGAAGCCGAAGATCGGCGCGTGGGGGCTGAACTGGCAGCACTGCAACCATATCGTTACCTTCCCGAGCCACAGTTACGAGCAGTATTACCAGGCGGTTCGTCGATGCTGGCGATTCGGTCAGCGGCTCCCGGTCACGGTCGATATAGTCGCGACCGAGGGCGAGGTCGATGTCATGGCGAACCTGCAACGCAAGAGCGAGGCGGCAGACGAGATGTTCACGAATCTTGTTCGCCACATGCATCAGGGTCTGGCGATCGCCCGATCCCAGGAGTTCGAGGTCAGGCCGGAGGTCCCAAATTGGCTCGCATCCTAGACCAGACGATCGCGAAACAGTACGCCCTCTATAACGGCGACTGCATGGAGGTCATGCCGATCCTCCCCGACGGGTCGATTCACTTGAGCATCTACTCCCCGCCCTTCGCCGGACTGTATCAGTACAGTTCGAGCGAACGCGATCTCAGCAACAGCCGCAGCTACGAAGAGTTCATGCAGCACTACGGGTTTGTGATTCGGGAGATTCACCGACTGACAATGCCGGGGCGAATGACCGCCGTGCACTGCATGGACATCCCCAGTAGCAATAACGGCAAGACCGACCACCTGATGGACTTCCCAGGCGACATCATTCGCCTTCACGAAGAGATCGGATTCCGATACACGGCTCGCTATCATATTTGGAAGGAGCCGCTGGCGGTCCGTAACCGGACGATGAAGAAGGCCCTGGCGCATCAGACGATCGTCGAAGATTCGACCCGATGCTCGGTCGCCTCTGCCGACTATCTCCTCTTGTTCCGCAAGGACGGCGTCAATGCCGTCCCCGTCGAGCACCCGAACGGATTGACCGAGTACGCTGGGGAGCGGCAGATGCCGACGGACCTGCATCGGTATCGGAACTGGCAAGGAAAGCAGATCGAGAATCGGTTCTCGCACTGGATCTGGAGACAGTACGCATCGGCTTTCTGGGATGATATTCGCATCGATCGCGTGCTTCCGTTCCGCGAGGCTAAAGCCGACCAGGATGAGAAGCATGTTCACCCGCTGCAACTCGACGTTATTGACCGATGTCTGGTTCTCTGGAGTAATCCAGGCGAGCGCGTCCTGACTCCATTTATGGGAGTGGGATCAGAGGTGTTCGGAGCGGTAGCTGGTGGTCGCTTCGGAGTCGGCATTGAACTCAAGCCGACGTACTATCGTCAAGCCGTTCGAAACGTAGAGTCCGCCACGCTGCCGAAGGAGGATACGCTTCCTCTGTTCAGGAGTGAGGTGCAGTCTGACGAGGTCGAACACGACTGGATCATGGACGATGATAATAAAGGAGGTGATGACGACTTATAGGAATTACAGATCTCAGCGCACATCGGATCGTAGCAGCGTAACGAGAGCATAGGAGACAGCATGGGCCTCACGATCAGCGCAACCGCAGGGAACACCGAGAACATCTTCCACGTCCTCGACGGCGACCGGGTCGTCGAGAAGCCGTTCAGCCAGGCCGTCATGCTCGAGGACGTCGAGGACGGCGAGAAGCCCGTCACCCTCGTCGGCTACTCCGACCCGTTCGAGCTCACGTCCGAAGCGTTCGGGACCTCGACGATGGTCCGCCTCCTCTGGGAGATCGGCAGCGGACACGAACAGGCGGGCGGCCTGTTCTCGACGATGTTCGGCCTCAAGGTCGGACCGAAGGCGCGGCTCCGCGAGGTGATCGTCGCCGCGATCGGTCGCGACCTCAAGACCGGCGAAGACGTGGACTTCGACGACCTCATCGGGAAGCGCATCATCCTGTCGACGAAGGGCGAGGTCAACAGCAAGGGGTACCTCGTCGTGAAGTACGTCTCGAGTCGGCCGGCGAAGAAGGCGGCCCCGAAGAAGGATCTCTGGAACGACGCGGAGTAGCGTCTCGTCTGCCGCGTCCCGGGGTGGTAGCATCCCGGGACGTCACAGACGAGAGGGTACACAGAGGAGAGACGATGATGGCGACGTTCCGGGAGGCGGTAGCCTCCCTCGGTGTCAGCGACCGCGAGGGACAGGAGACGATCGTCGTCCGCAAGGGCGAAAAGGGCATGCACCACGTCCGGCTCCTCGACTGCGCAGACGACCCGATCCCGGAGGACGCCGACTTCTACGTCGCGTCGGGACGGTTCGCGCCGGGCACGGTGTCGCGGTCGTCGGGTCGCCGGTCGGAGAATCTCGCGAGCGTCGCGATCCTCGGCTTCGACTTCGACCTCGCGCCGTGGCTCGATGAGCAGCCGGCGGTCGTGCTCGCGATGTCCGACGGCGAGGTCCACAGCCTCTGTCAGAGCATGCGCAAGCACGTCGAAGAGATCCTCGCCGAGACCGCGATCCCGGTCCACACCCTCGCCTACACGGGCCACGGGCTCCTCGGCGTGATGCGCCTGGGCGACAACGGGCCGGACGACGTCCCGGCGATCGGCGAGGCGTACAAGGCAATCATCGCCCGGATCAACGCCGCCGCCGGGCAGGAGCTCGCCGACCGGCAGGTGAGCGACGCCGGGACGCGCATCCTCCGGCTGCCGCTGTCGCGCAATTGCAAGGGCGGCAACCGGCGACCGACGGAGGTGATCTGGGATCACCCCGGCGTGGTCGATCTCGACGAGCTGGCACAGATCGCGGGGACGGCGACGAAGCCGCGACAGGATCGCCTCCGCGCGCTGCCGACGCCGACGACCGGCAGCCTGTCCTCCGACGGCATCACCGCGCTCGCCGGTCACTTCCGGCGACTGTGGACCGAGGGCCATCGCCACGAGGTTGCGCTCGCGATCGGCGGGCTCTGCGCGAAGGCGGGGGTCAAGGAAGAGGACGCCGCCGCGATCGTGGAGCAGCTCGCCGACGGGGTCGAGGGCGAAGACCGGCGCACCGCGGTGCGGACGTCCTACAGCCGACACGAGCGGGGTCTAGATACCCGGGGCTGGTACGCGATCAAGGACCAGCTGTCGGCATCAGAGCTCGTGGCCATCGAGGCGATCCTCGACACGGTGCGACCGGCGACCGGCGTCACCCTCAAGATGGGCACGCACCGGGTCGGCGACGGCGCGGCTCCGGGCGAGCCGCCGACGTTCGATTCGTCGTTCACCGTCACCCCGTTCCCCGACGCGGCGTGGTACGGGTGGTTCCGTCAGTACCGCGACATCGCCGAACCGACCACCGAAGCGGCGGAGCAGTATCACCTCGGGTGCGCGCTCGCCGTCGCCGGGGCGATGATCGGGAGGCAGGTCGCCCTCGACTTCGGCGAGGGCCTGTTCGTGAACCAGTTCGTCCTCCTGCTCGGGCTGTCCGGGAGCTCGAAAAAAGACTCTGCTATTAGAAGGGCGATCTCCCTCCCCGGCATCCGGGAGAAGGTCCGGCGCACGACCGAGACCCCGTTCTACGGGATGGCCCGCAACGTGACATCGGGCGAGGGTCTCGTCGCCCTGCTAGCGGATCAACCTAACCAGCTCTGCTACATCTCGGAGATCAACAAGCTGTTGTCGATCGCGCAGCGCAAGGGGGCGGGCGGCGTGCTCGACACGCTCCTCGAGTCGTGGGACACGCCGCCGGTCCTCGAGGTGAACAGCATCCGGGCGAGGGCGGACAAGGGATCGCGGGCGATCCTCCCCTTTGTGTCGGTCATCGCCGCCGGCCAGCCGGGCCGGTTCGCGGACATGATCCGCGACGAAGACATCTTTTCCGGGTTCGCGAACCGGTGGCTCTACATCCCCGGCATCGGCGGGCTCAGCCGCAAGCTCGCGAAGGAAGGCGCACTTCCCGAGGATGCCGCCGTAGAGCTCTACGAGGCCCTGAGGCGCGCGATCATCGGATACCAGACCTACGGGTCGCAGTACACGATGCCGATGACCTCGGAGGCCGAAGCCCTCAACGCGGAGTGGTATGACCGGATCAACCGGTCGAAGGGCTACGACGAGGCCGAAGCGTCGATGCGCGAACGCCACCAGGTGATCGGGCTCAAGATCGCGACGGTCTACGCCGTGAGCGACGGCGCGCGCTACCTCGAGCGCGCGCACCTCGAGGCGGCGATCGCGCTCGTCGAGTGGTCGTGGGAGAACATCCGGAACCTCATGCGCCTGTGGGGTGTCAGCGTCACCCACAAGCTCGAGGCGCGCATCATCGATGTCCTTACCCGGCGCGGTCCGATGCCCCGGCGAGCGTTGCAGATGCAATGTGGGTCGAGGCGGTGGACGGCTTCAGACTTTGGAAAGGCCGTCGACAGCCTGATCCGGAACGACATGATCGTCGTCGCCGGCGGGGAAATCGGCATCCCGGACCGGTAGCGTTTGAAGTTTGACACGTTTTACGCGTTACACCCAAAAACCTTGCAAGTCGTCAAACGTCAAACACATGGAGAAAACCACGGATGGGTCGCGGATAATCGTGTTTGACACGGTTTCAAACACGTCAAACATTAAACGCCTGGAGTGCGCGATGACGGTTGAAATGGACGAGGGAGCGGTCGAGCGGTTCCGGAGCATGATCGGAGCGTGGCAGCTCCTCGTCGAAGCGCAGGGGGTCGCCGATGTCAAGAACGCCGCGCAACGGGAGACGCGGCGACGGCGCAAGGTCGATCCGCTCCGGCAGGTGATCGACGAAGAACGGCTCCGGCTCCACGAGTGGCTCGACGCCGCCGCCGACGACATCGGCGACCTGGGCGACGGGACGCCGGTGGACGATCGGGAGCGGATGTGGATGCAGAGGCTCGCCCGATACGAGATCCTGAGCGACGCGATCAAGGCATCGACCGACATCTACGCCGGGCTGTACCGGCTCCCGGAGGACGCCCGATGACGACGGCACGGAAGCGGCTCGTCCTCACCGTCGGCAACCCGCAGCGGGTCGCGGTGACGACGGACGACAAGGGGCGGGTCGCCGAGATCGAGCGACTGGTCTACGATACGATACCCCTCCTGCAGCTCGTCGCGATCCGCCAGCCGCTCTACGAAGGGCGGGCGGAGTGGGTCGCCGACCTTGACAACCACGGACACGACAAGTACGATGAACGGCAACGGAAGGTGATAGGAGATGCTCTCTATCTGGAGGGTATCCGGGAGGCTATCCTCCGCAATCAGCGCGCTGCTCGGGTGCTCGCGATTCGTCTATCGCCTGGTGTTCGGGAGACGCTCTATTCGCGCTACGGTCTCGATTATTCGGAGACGACCGGGGACACGGGTCCCGACTTGGCGAAGCAGTGGGCGGTCGTCGTGGAGCTCTGCTCCGATCCGTGTCCGTTCTGAGGAGGAAGCCGTGGAGCGACCGAACCCGAACCTCCTGCGCTGCGACTTCTGCGAACGCGGATACCGGCGGTCGGAGCTCGCGATCTACCCGAAGACCGCGGACGATGCGAGCAAGTGGACGATGTGCTTCCAATGCTGGGCGGACTCGCAGGACTTCGGCGTCGGCGACATGGTCCGCATCCTCGACAAGCCGAAGCACTGGACACCGAACGAGGTCGCGCTCTACGCGGGCCGGGAGGCGAAGATCGTCGAGTACGCGGCGACCGGTCGCGAGCGCGGGTGGCTCATCGAGATCTACGGCGGCCCGATGGACGGGTGGCGCATATGGGCGACAGCCGAAGAGTTCACGGTGATCGAGGAGGAAGACGAGTGACGGCAACAGAGACCGGGCTCCGGTGCTACACGTGTTCGCGAACGCTCCCCGACGACGCCTACCGGATCGACGCGCGGTGTCTCAAGCGTCGGCGGCGTGCGTACTCGTGCAACGAGTGCGAGGCGAAAGAGCGCGCGCAGGTCGTCGTGAAGGAAGGCGAAGGCGACTACACCCGATGGGCGATCGACGACGACGGCGTCCCCTATCGGCTGAAGGGGTAGCGGGTGATCAGTGACAGCGAGGCGACCCGCCTCCTCCGCGCGCTCGCGAACCAGGCGAAGAACGAGACGACGTGTCCCGTCGCCGAGGTCGGCGCGGCGTTCGTCCGCTCCGGCGTCGTCATCGCCACCGGCTACAACCGGACGCCGCGACCCGTCGAGACCTGCTTCGAGGTCGGGTGCGCGTGGGTGCCGAAGGGGTCCGCCGGCGCGGGTCGCGACCACGCTCGCCACCTCCACGCCGAAGCCGACGCGATCGCCACCGCAGCCCGCAACGGGGTCGAGCTCAACCGCACCGACGCGCTCGTCACCCTCGCGCCGTGTCCGTCGTGCGCCCTGCTCCTCATCGCCGTCGGCGTGCGCTCGGTCACGTTCCCGCTCGCGGGATCGGTCGCCGGGTGGGACGCTGTCGAGCGGGAGCTCGTCGGTGCAGGGATCACCGTCCGCCGTCTAGCAGTCTAGGAGACCACGTGACCGTCACAGATACCCGATACCAGAGGTTCTACCAGACCCGCCGGACCCGCCGGGTGCAGTGGTTCCGGCGCGTGCGAGAGCAACACGGGACCTGCCAGATCTGCGGCGCACCGGCTGGCGTCCTCGCGCCGAGGCACCCGGAGCGGACGACGTTCACCGTCAACGCCGCCCAGCTCAACCGCCGGTCGGACATCCTCCTCGCCGTGCTCGCCGACTCGACGCCGCTCTGTCTCGAGTGTCACGCGACGATCGACGCGGTGCAGCGGCAAGCACTCCCGGCGATCGACCTCGCGACCGTGGAGGCCCCGCCGTGGTGATCGACATCGTGATCCCGATGACCCCGCCGCGTGCGCTGTCGCCGAACGCGCGCATCCATTGGGCACCGAAGGCGAAGGCGGCGGCGAAGTTCCGGTCCGCCGCGCGACTGGCGACGTTCGCCGCGATGAGTCAGGCGGAGCGGTCCCGAGTCGCGACGGCGACGACGATCGGCTACCGTATCCGCGTCTCGTGGGAGCCGCGCCGGGTCGGGCTCCGGGACGAAGACAACGTCCTCGCATCCTGTAAAGCGGCGATCGACGGGATCGCCGACGCCCTCGGCATCGACGACCGCATCCTCCGCATCCGTGGCATCGACATCGACCGCACGTCCCGCCTGGGCGTGACCGTGATCACCCTCGAGGAGGTCTAGCAGTGAAGAACGCCGACGAGTTCCCCGTCGTCTACGGCTACTTGCAGTGGGCCAAAAAGAGGCACGAAGAAGGCGCGACGGTCGAACAGATTGTCTCCCTCGCAGTGCAGCGGTACGGCGCGTCTCCGGCGATCCTGGAGTCTCTGGTAATGGAGTCGCTGCGGATGTTCGCTCACCGCGCCGTCGCCGGGGACACCGCGCTCGCCGTCGAGGATCACGAACCGAAGCCGGTCGAGGTCGCGTCGGTTGACAATCCCCCATTCCGTCATGGTAGGCTCAACGCACGCAAGCGCGCCGAGATCGTCGCCCGGGTCCGCTCGGGTGTCGAAGACGACGCGGTCGCGAGGTTCTTCGAGCGTCACCCGGACACCGCGGTCGAGGTTCCGCTCCTCTCGATGACCCGCGAGGAGCTCCTCGTCGCCGCGCAGATCCGCGACACCGAGTCCGTGGTCGCGCATCGCCGGGCGACACTCTGTCGAGAGATCGCCAGCCGTCTCCAGCCGGGGCAGGTCGCTTCGGACGTCGTCAGCGAGGAGGAAGCCGAGCGGATCGCGAACCGCATCCTACACGCGCGCATATCGGATATTCGCCGGGCGGGATAGCCTAGCGGACAGAGGAGCGACAGATGACCGCAACGTTCACCGAGCCCATCGTGGGCGTGTTCGACGAGATGACCGACGGGCTCTACATCCGGTACCAGGTCGAGTGCCAGTTCCTCGACAAGGTGATGGGCGGTGTCCCGCAGAAGCCGGACCTGATCGCCGGGTGGATTCGGTCGAAGATGGGTCTCGGCCCCGATTCGGACGCCGAGCTCGCGAGCATCGTCCGGCAGACCCTGCTCGACCTCGGTGTCGAGACCCCGGAGAACGCGACGCTCGAGGAGATCATGGCCGCCTCCGAAAAGGTCGGCGCGGAGCGGCACGGCAACACGTTCAAGCGCGACGAACAGGGGCTCTACCTCGAGTCCCGGCAGCTCAAGGCCGGGCTCAAGGAAGCCGTCGCCGTCCTTTTCAGCGGCGACCGGTGGGGGAAGACGCGCAAGGGTCCGAAGAACGCGCTCGCGGAGTGGGTGTTCGTCGAAGGGCAGCGCATCCATTTGGGGCGGACGGAGCCCGACGGGACGTGGACGCAGCACGGCGTCGTCCCCGGGCCGCAGGGAGCGAGGAGTACCTTGACACAGTACGACTACGTCGAAAAGGCGCGCATCCGGTTCGTGATCCGATCGATCATCGACCCGAGCGAGCACAAGGAGCGGATCACCGCCGACCAGTGGAAGATGATCCTCCTTTACTTGCAGGACTCCGGCTTCGGCGCGCTCCGCTCGCAGTCACACGGACAGTTCAAGGTCGTCGGGTTCGACAGGCTCTAACATCGCGGGGGAGGCGGTCGCCCGCCTCCCCCCATCGACTCAACGTATCGCCGCTGTTCACATCGCAACGTCCCGACTATCCGGTTCACGCCACGACGACGCGCTAGACAAGTCAACCCAGGTCACCGCCCGCCGACTAGCCGCCACCAGCCGCGACTGCGCATATCCCACCGACGGGGAAAAAAGAAACCCCGGAGGCACAATCGCCTACGGGGTAGAACATGACCGGTTCACACCAGGCATGACGCAAGCATACCACACGACAAGTCAAGCCAAGCCGCGACGAAACATTTTCGACCGACTATCCCTGTCGCCTCATCGCGTCACTATTCTTCCCGAGCGACTAACCCATCCCCTTCGCTGCGCGTCGCTACCTCCCGCCGCTATCGACAAGACAAGTCGACGCTACTCGTCACCCGTCGGCTCACTACGCGCGACAAAACGAGCCTACCCGTCCCCCGCGAAACACGTCGCGCCGACTGGCCATCGCGTCCCGTACCTGCTCGTCTCTCGCGACCACACGGGCCAGGTCTCGCCTAGACTTGACATCGCGCACGACAACCCACAGATCGACCGGTCCGGGCCGGGGGACGGCGTCAACGCGAGCCTCCGGTGCGCTCCTCGGGCGAAGGCGGTGAAGAGCCGCCTGCGCTGGCCCCCGGCCCCGACCGGTCGATCGCCGACAGAACATAACGCACCGGTACGCCCCACGACGAACGACGTTACCACCCGCTACCATGCAGCTCGCCCGACTACCCTAGCCGCGACCCGCCCATCCTTCGCGACTATTCTACCCGCCACAACTCCACGCGCTGCGACGATCCCAAACCGAGCGCGACCGACCCAGGCACGACGTCCCTCATCGACTGGCCTAGTCAAGCCCTTCCACCTCGCCGCTATCGACACGACAAGCCCAGACCGCCCGTAGCCGTTCAGAACAGCCCGCACGACGTCACACCACAAGCCCCGCCTTCCCGACCCGACGTCACAAGCCGAGCCCAGACATGTCACTCCCGACCGACTATGCCAACCCTGTCGCACCATGCCCTCGCGACCCCCGATCGACTGCACGGAACTCGACAGACCGGTACGGCGCGCACGACAAGACTGGCCCAGACAAGACACGACGAACGACTACACCGCGCATCTCGTCACGCGTCGCCGCGATCCGGACCCCCGCGAAGCGACTAGACGGCATGATGTAGACTAGAGAAAGGGGGACTATACCCCGGCTTAGTGTTGCCGATGGAGAAACCGTGGCAAGACCCCGAGGTATACCTAAAGCAAGTACAAGGGGGATGACCGCCAACGAGAGGCAGGCGGACGCCTTGCGCATGCGAAAGGCCGGGCGGACGTTCGAGGAGATCGCCGAAGCCCTCGGATACGCGAACGCATCCGGAGCCCATAAGGCCGTCCTCGCCGCGCTCCGGGAGACGCTCCGCGAGCCCGCCGAGGAATACCGCAACCTGCACCGCGATCGGCTCGAGTCGATCTACGCCGCCTACTATGACAAGGCGGTGTCCGGTGACGAGAAGGCGGCGGCGATCTGTCAGAAGGCCCTCGCCGACCTCGCCGAGCTCGATGGCCTCAACGCTCCCCGCCGGGTCGAGCAGAAGCTCGGCAGCATCGACGATCGCCCGATCCCGTTGATCATCGCCGCGACCGAGGGTGGCGAGTAGGTGGTCGCCCTCGCCGAACCGCGCGCGGAGACGTTCTACCCGTCGCAGCGTCGGTTCATCCTCGATGACCACCGGAACGTCGCCTTCGTCGCCGGTCGCAACTCCGGGAAGACCTACGGCGGGGCCGTCCGCGCGCTCCGGCTCCTGACCCTCAACCCGGGCCGGCTCGGGCTCATCGCCGCCCCGGACTTCCCGATGCTCGAGTTCGGGGCGAAGCGCGCCTTCCTCGAGCGACTGCGCGCGCAGCGGTACCGCTTCGAGCTTCACCAGCAGCGGGGCGTCGTCACGATCACCGCGCCGATCGAGGCCGAGGTCCGGTTTGCGACCCTCGAGAACGAGAGCCGGGTCCGCGGTCCGAACTACGCCTGGGCGTGGATCGACGAGGTCGAGTACGTCACCGACCGCGGCATCTGGTCTGCGCTCAAGGGCGCGGTCCGCGACGGCGCGAACCCGTCGCTCTTCGTTACCTCGACGCCGAAGGGTCGCCGCATCATCTACGACGAGTGGGTCGTGAACCCGACCCCGCAGCATGTCTTCTACCGCGCCACGACCCGCGACAATCCGTACATCAACGCCGAGGACTACATCGCCGGCCTCGGCTACTCCGGGCGGTTCGCCGCGCAGGAGATCGAGGCGGAGTTCGTCGCGTTTGACGGGCTCGTCTACCCCGGCTTCAGCCGGGACGCGAACGTCGCCGCGACCGACGTCACCGGGTGGCGCACGCTCGTCACCGTGGACGTCGGCACCCGCAACCCGACCGCGATCCTCACCGTGCACCAGGCGGGCGACGATCGTGTCCACGTCTCCCGCGAGGTCTACCGCCGCAACCTATCGAGCGCGGAGATTGTCGCCGCGATCCGCGAGGCGATCGACGCCGTCGCCGCCGAAACCGTCGTCATCGACCCGAGCGCGGCGGGCTACATCCTCGAGCTCCGACGGCTGGGGTATCACGTCACCCCGGGCGACCACGCGATCACCGAAGGCATCGGTCGGCTCACGACCGCGATCGCCGACGGCCTGACCGTAGACCCGGCGTGCGCGAACCTCATCGGGGAGTTCGAATCGTATCGGTATCCTGACGGCACCCGCACCGAGTCGGACAAGCCGATCAAGGACCACGACCACGCGCTCGACGCTCTCCGCTACGCGGTGATGCACCTGAGCGCGCCGAGTCTAGCGGGGAGGTTGTTCCTGTGAGTCGCATGCGCAAGTACGCCGAGAACGTCGCCCGGGCATTCGTCCCCGGTCCGGGAGCCGTCCCCGATCCCGGCATCACGAATTACCTCGCGGGCTTCGGTCTCGAGCCGGAGAGCCGGACCGACTACGGCGCGTACATCCAGACGAGCAACGCGGTCTACACCGCCGCGCGCATCCGTGCCTCGCTCCTGTCGTCGCTGCCGATCGTCGCCTACCGCGTCGGTCCCGACGGTCGCAAGGACAAGGTCACCGCGGGGCCGCTCGTCGAGCTCCTGTCGAAGGTCAACCCGTTCTGGACGTTCCAGCGCATGGTTGAAATGACCGAGCTGTCGTTGTGCTTGTGGGGGTCCGCGTACATCTTCCTCGACAGGGGGACGAACCGGCGCGGGCGACCGATGGAGATGTGGTGGGCTCGCCCGGACCGCGTCACCGTCGTCCCGGACAAAGAAGCCTACGTTAGCCACTTCCTCTACCAGGTCGGGAGCGATCAAGAGCCGATGCGCTTCGAGCGCGACGAGGTGATCTGGTTGCGCTACCCGAACCCGCTCGACGAGTTCGACGGGCTGTCGCCGCTCGCCTCCGCCGCGATCGCCGCCGACACCAGCCGGGCCGCGATGATCTCGAACGCCGCGATGTTCAGGAACGGCTTGCAGTTGGCCGGCGTCGTGCAACCGGCGAACGGGCAGACGCTCACCGAAGAGCAGGCGCGCGGGCTCGAGCAGTCGATGAGCCGCCGGTTCAAAGGCGCGGACAAAGCGCACCGGTGGGGCGTCCTCCGCTTCGAGGCGAAGTTCCAGCCGCTGTCGGTGACGCCGAAGGACGCCGAATACCTCGGCTCCCTCAAGTGGAGCCTAGAGGAGATCTGCCGCGCCTACGGCGTCCCCCTCGACCTTGTCGGCGGCGAGCGCACCTACGCGAACCAAAAGGACGCGCGGCTCGCGATCTGGACGGACACGATCCAGCCGGAGGCGAGGTTCATCGCGACCGAGCTCACCGAGCAGCTCCTGCCGCTGTTCCCCGGCGTCGCCGACGTCGTGGAGTTCGACCTCTCCGGCGTCGCCGTGCTGCAAGAAGCGGAGGCGGCGAAGTGGACGATCGAGAAAGAACAGATCGTCGCCGGTGCGCTGACCGTGAACGAATGGCGCGCGTCGAAGGGCTTCGACCCGCTGCCGTGGGGTGAGGCGTGGTGGGCGCAGGCGTCGCTCGTCCCGGTGATCGACACTGGTGTCGGCATCCCGCCCGCCGAGCCAACACCGCCGCCCGCGCCGACGCCGGAGCCCGTGCCCGTCGAGGAGCCGCGCTCGCACCGCGCCGTCGCCGACGTGGACCTGCGACCGACCGAAGAGATCGCCGCCGTCGCCCGCCGCGCGCTCGCGTGGAAAGAAGACGGGCGACCGGGCGGCACCGCCGTCGGTCTCGCCCGCGCAAACCAGCTCGCGAACCGGGAGCGGGTGTCGCCGGAGACGATCGCGCGGATGAAGAGCTTCTTCGCTCGCCACGAGGTCGACAAAGAGGCCGAGGGCTTCAGCGACGGGGAGGACGGCTACCCGTCGCCCGGTCGCGTCGCGTGGGATCTGTGGGGCGGCGACCCGGGTCGCGCCTGGGCGGAGCGGAAGCAGCTCGAGATCGAGCGCGAACAGGAAGCCGGGCGGACGATCGTCGTCACCGGTCGCGAGTACGGCGACCCCGAACACGTCGAGCGGTTCGCCGCGTGGGTCCGCCGCCTCGAGCCGGAGGAGCGTCGCTTCGGGAACGCCGTCGCCGACCTCATGCGCCGACAGCGGCAGGCGGTCCTCGCACGCGTCAAGAGCGAGCGCAGCGCGCGCACGATCGAGGATGCAGCCGAGAACCCGTTCGAGCTTGCGCGGTGGATCCGGGAGTTCCGCGTCGTGATGCGACCGATCTACCGAGACATCATCGCCGCCGCCGGACAGGATGGGCTCGCGCAGACCGGCGTCGGGATGGCCTTCGACGTACTCGACCCGCGCGTCGTCCGCTTCATGGAGCGGCAGATCCAACGCTTCGCCGAAGAGGTGAACCAGACGACGTGGGACGCGCTGCGGGTCTCCCTCGGCGAGAGCATCGCCGCCGGCGAAGACGTCCTCAAAGCCGCCGACCGCGTCAACACGATCATGGGCGACCGCATCCGGTCGAGTGCGGAGGCGATCGCGCGGACCGAGGTCGGCACCGCCGTCAACGGTGGGCAGGAGGAGGGCTGGCGACAGTCCGGCGTCGTCGGCGGGAAGCGGTGGCTGTCCGCGATCGACGACCGCACGCGACCCGACCACGTCGCCGCGCACGATCAGGCGGTCGCGATGGACGAGCCGTTCACCGTCGGCGGCGAGCAGGGGATGTATCCGGGAGACTTCCCGAGCGCGCGCAACGTCGTCAACTGCCGGTGCACGATGGTCCCGATCTCCGATACCGAGTGGGCGGCGATGCAGGCGGGCTCCTAGGTCATGGGCGACCGTGAGCGCGTCCTCCTTCTGGCCATTAGACAGGCTATGCTAATCTGTTTAGGGGCGATCGAGACCTACCTCGGTCTCGACCGCACGGTCGTTCCCCGCCGGAAGCGGGACGACGGGAGGCAAGAGTGAAGTACATCCGTGGTGTGATCTCTCGCGCGGAGACCCCCGAAGGCGAGGGGCAGCCGCTCCGGTTCGTCGCTTCGACCGAGGGCGTCGCCCGCGACGGCCTCGAGATCGGCATGGACGCCTGGAACCTCGACAACTACCGCCGGAACCCGGTCGTCCTCTGGGCGCACGACTACTCCGGACAGCGTCCCCCGATCGGGAAAGCCGACGTGTTCGTGGACGGCGACCGCTTGATGGCGGATATCGTCTTCGACCAGTCCGACGACTTCGCCCGCAGCATCGAGGCGAAGTACCGCGGCGGCTTCCTGCACTCCGTCTCCGTCGGCTGGGATACCCAGGCGATGGAGCCGAGCCCGGTCGCCGGTAGCCGTGGGCGCGTCACCCGCGCCGACCTCCTCGACATCTCCGCCGTCCCGGTCCCCGGAGACCCGAACGCCCTGATCGCGCGACAGGCTCGCGCGCTCGCGGCGATCGCCGAGGCCGTGGACGTTCCTGCGACGACGCCGGAGCCGACGACCGCCGGATGGTCGGGTACAGCCGCCGAGATGGTGGCCCTGTACCGCGACACGGCACAAGGTCGGGGTTACGACGTCGCCGATCGATACCGGCACCTTGCTCGCGCCTACGATCGCGCGGGGAAGATCGCGCCGGAGTACCTGGAGCCAGAGGCCCTCGAGGCCCTCGGCGTCGAGGGCGTTCGCGCCCTGTTCCTCGAGGGGGAGCCGGAAATGTTCCCGGACGCCTTCGAATCCCGCGCGGGGGCCGTCCTCTCGCGGGAGAACCTCGCCGACCTTCAGGATGCCGTGAACGCGATCCAACGTGTAATCGAGCGCGGCATGAAGGCGAAGGGCGGCGACTATGACGAAGACGACATGACCCCGCGCGCTGCGGAGGCCGCCGTCGTCGAGACCCCGGACGAGGTGCTTACTCGCATCCTGTCCGCTATCAGGGAGAGCTAACGTGTCCGATAACGTTGTGAGCGACATCGTCGCCCGAATCGAGTCCATGAACGCGGAGACCCGCGCGGCGGTGTCCGACGATCGCATCCGCCAGGTCGTCGAGGGCATCCTCGCCGACGGCGAGTTCGCTCGCAAGATGCGCTTCGGCTCCGGCGACAGCCGCCTGATCGGTTCGAAGTTCAGCCGCCACGGCCTGGGCGCGTCCGACATCGAGTTCCTGTACGACCTCATGTCCGCCCGCTCGCGCGCCGGTATCGGTCGCGGCCCGTCAGAGGAGCTCGAGGGCGCGTTCCGCGCGATCTCCGATGCTCACTACCTGAGCGAGGACGAGATCAAGCGCATCGACGGGCGGGCTCTCGAGGAGCTCTACCCGCGCGTGAACAAGAAGCAGGCGCGCGCTCTCGAAGCCGCCTACCGCGCGATGGACACCGCCGAGAGCGGCTTCGGTTCGCAGCTCGTCGGCGCGCAGTACGTCGGCGATTTGTGGGAAGCCGCCCGCCCGGACTCCCGCGTCTTCAACCTCATCGACACCTTCGAGATGACCGCGCCGACCGCGTACCTGCCGGTCGAGGTCGACATCCCGGAAGTGCTCCTCGTCAGCGAGAACACCGCGAACAACGCGAGCAACTACACGACCACGAAGACGGGCTCGCAGCGCGTCGCGGTGTCGGCGTCGAAGTTCGTCATCCACCAGATGTGGTCGGGTGAGCTCGAAGAGGACTCGATCATCCCGTTCGTCCCGTTCCTGCGCGCGCAGGCGGCGAAGGCGATCGCCCACTATAGCGACAGCCTCGTCCTCAACGGCGACACCACGAACGCGGGCACCGGCAACATCAACCTCGACGACGCCGATCCCGCCGACACGAAGCACTACCTTGCGTTCGACGGCATCCGCCACGCGGCGATCGTGGACAACACCGCGAACCTCCTCGACGCCGCCGGCGCGCTCGCGTTCACCGACCTGCGCGACGTTCGCGGTCTGCTCCTCGACCCGACCCGCCTGACCGACTGGGGTCACCCGACCGACATGAACGACCTGGTCTACGTCGCGGACCCGCAGACGGCGGACCACATCGCGACGTTCGACGAGGTCATCACCGCTCGCCAGTACGGCGCGGGCATCAACGCCGACCTCCTCAACGGCGAAGTCGGTCGCATCATCGGGCACCCGGTGGTCGCGTCGATGGCGGTGTCGAAGACCGAAGCCGACGGCAAGGTCTCGACGACCGGCGCGAACAACACCAAGGGCCAGGTCGTGGTGTTCAACCGCCGCGGCTTCAAGGCGGGCTGGCGTCGGCGCGTGCGCGTCGAGGTCGAGCGCATCCCGGCGACCGACCAGACCCGCATCGTCTACAGCATGCGCATGGGCTTCGGTCGCTTCACCCCGACGGGTGCGGCCTCCGGCATCGAGTGCGCGGCGGTTATCTACAACATCGCCCTCTAGAGGCTCTAGGAGGCCCTAGGAGCGACGATATCGTCGCCCTAGGGTCTCCGCATAGGGAGGCAATATGCCGACGATTACACGAGACATGAGCAAGGGGCAGCTCGTCGCCCTCGCGTTCGGACAGGATGCGGTCGCCGCGTCGCAGACCGACGTACAGCTCCCGGTCGCGATGGCCGAGGCGTCGATGGTCGTCGCCGGCTACGTCGCGCCGTGGGCCGGTCGCGTGGTCGCCGTCGCCGCGTCGCTGTCCGCTGCCGCGACGGCGGGCACGCTCACCGTCGGCGCGACGTTCGGCGGGACCGAAGACGCGGACACGACGATGACGATCACGACCGAGACCGAGAAGTCGGTCCGGGTCCTCCGCACCGCTGCCGAGTTCGCGGCGGGTGCGGTGATCGGCTGCGAGATCACGTCGAGCGGCACCTGGGACGGCACGACCGCCGACCTCGCCGCGCAGATCTACGTCGTCTACGACGTGGAAGGCATCTAATGCAGATCACCGGCGGCGCGTCTCGCGGGCAGATGGTGACGCTCCTCTTCTCTGCGAAGAACCTTTCGCAAGGGGTGGCCGATCAGCAGATGCACACGACCGTTACGGACGTGGAAATCTTCGGATATACCGCGCCGTGGCGGGGGCGCGTCGTCGCGATCGTCTACGACCTTCACGGCGCGATCTCGACGGGGTCGATGACGATCGGCGTGACGTTCGAGGGGACCGAGGACACCGACACGACGATCACGGTCCCGGCGGGATCGACGCGGTCCTACTATCGCGTGCCGCGGTGGCGGACGAAGTTCGCGCCGGGGACGCTGATCGGGGCGGAGTACACGACGACGGGCGACTTCTCCGGCAATAGCACGGACATCCTCGTCACCGTGTACGTCGTCTACGACATCGGAGAGATCTAATGCAGTACCGCGTGAACCACCGATACAAGTCGCCGGGCATCTCCCTCGAGGCGGGCACCGTTGTCGATCTCGACGAGGAGACGGCGGCGTTCCTCGAGCGAGACTCGCCCGGGGTCCTCTCGCCGGTGGTCGCTGCGCGGGACGTTGCCGAGCCGATGCAGACGCGACAGGTGACGGCTCCGACCGGTCGCCGGTCGCGGACGACCACGGGAGGCTAGCCGATGGCGGACTACGCGACGCTCGCCCAGGTGAAGGCCCGGCTCTCGCGGACGGACGATCGCGACGACGCGACGATCACCGCGCTGATCACCGCCGCCTCTCGCATGGTCGAAGAGATGACGAACCGGCGATACGACCAGACTACGGAGACGCGCTACTTCACGCCGTCCGGGACGTACTGGACATGGATCGACGACCTCGTCTCGGTGACGAGCGTCGCGACCGACATCGACGGCAACCGCACCTATACCGAGGTGTGGACGGCGAACGACTACGAGCTCGAGCCGGTGAACGCCGCCGGGCGGAGCTGGCCATACACGACGATCGCGATCACTCCGCAGGGGACGCGTTCTTTCCCGGTGCTTCGGCGCGGGGTCCGCATCGCGGGGATCTGGGGCTGGCCCGCTGTCCCGCAGCCGGTGACCGAGGCGACGATCCTCATGGTCATCCGGCTGTTCAAGCGCACCGACGCGCCGTTCGGGATCGTCGGCTCGACGGACCTCGGCAACGTCGCGACGCTCCCGCGCGTCGATCCCGACATCGCCGCGATGCTTGCTCCCTACCGGCGCATGATCCTGGAGCCGATCTAGTGGGCGAAAACTTCGAGGTCCGGATCGAGATCGAGGGACTCGACAAGCTCAAGAGCAAGCTGAAGAGCAAGACCGCCGCCGGTCCGGCTCGACGATTCCTTACCCGGTCCGGGAACGAAATCATCAAGGAAGCGAAGCCGCTCACGCCGGTCAACTTCGGGACGCTCCACCGGAGCATTGACAAAGAAGTCGCGACGACGACACCGGTCCCGACCTACGTCAAGGTCGGCACGAACGTCGAGTATGCGCCGTTCGTCGAGTTCGGTCGCGGTCCGGGGAAGCTTCCGCCCAAAGACGCTATCGAAAAGTGGTATCGGCGCAAGAGTAAAGCAAAGAAGACCGACGACGTGTCGGCTGCGGTGACGGCGATCCGGTGGAAGATCGCGAAGAAGGGAACGGAAGAGCAGCCGTTCCTCCGCGACGGCTTCGAAGCGGCGGTACCGGCTATCCAGCGGCACGTCTACACGTTCGCGGACGAGCTCGAGGAGGCCTACAAGCGTGGCAGTTCCTGACATCATCCGCGAGGTCGTCGCGACGGTCCGCTCCCTCCCGCTCCTCGGCACCGCCTACGACGCGCCGGTCGATCAGGTCTACGGACCGTGGCCCGCGATCGTCGCCTACCCGGAGGGCGGCACCGTCCGCCTTGCGACCACGCACACGGCGCACGCTCGCCCGGGGACGTGGGGCGTCCACACGATCAGCATCCGCATCCACTGGCCCCGCAAGGACCTCGAGTTCGACACCGAGCGCATCCTCGGGTTCGCCGACGCGATCCCGGCGGCCCTGATGGCCAGCTTCATCCGCGACCGCTTCGGCGGCACGGTCGTCGCCCTGGGCGATGCGCGGTCGCCCGGAGCGTCGGGGGCGATCCGTTACGAGTTCGGCGACGGGAACTACGGCGGCGTCGATACGCTCGCGTTCGGGTTCTCGTTCGACGTTACCACCGAGTACGCGGTGGAGGAGGCTATCCCATGATCGAGCCCACGACCCACGAGTGGCGGGGCGTGCTCCGCTACGGCTGTCCGCTCTGCGCGTTCGACACCGGCGATCAGGAGACCGCGCGCGACCACGTCTTGTGGCGGCACCGTCTCGAGACGAAGCCCGCGCCGGTCGTCGCCGACCCCGCGCCGGTGAAGGCGAAGCGCAAGCCGGAGCCCGATCCCGTCGTCGAGGAGCCGTCCTTCGGTGAGCGCATCGCCGCGCTCGAGACAGGGGAGTAAGACATGCCGCGCGTCACCCTGACCCGCACGAACAGCCCGGGACCGAACCCGTCCGCCGGGGTCGCCGTTACGATGACGGCGGCGGACACGACCAACTTCGAGCAGTTCGCGCTGACCGGTCGCGAGGTCCTCATCGTTCAGAACACCGGTGCGAGCTCCTACACCTACACGATCACGTCGGTCGCCGACCCCTACGGGCGGACCGGTGACATCACGACCCAGTCGATCGCCGCCGGGGCGATCCACACCCTCGGCCCCTTCGGGCTCGCCGGGTGGCAGCAGACCGACGGACGGCTTTATCTGCAAGCGTCGAACACCGCGGTGAAGTTCGGGGTGATTGCACTCCCGTAGTAGACTAGAGGAGCGGGGCGTCCCGCTCGGGAGGAAAACGACATGCCCAGTGGTGCTCTCTCGTCCTTCGGGACGCTGCTCAAGATCGGCAACGGCGGCTCGCCGACCGAGACGTTCACGACGATCGCCGAGGTCCGGGACATCTCCGGCTTCGCGTTCGCCCTCGCGACCGAGGACGTGACGAATCACGACTCCGCCGGGTGGCGCGAGCACATCCCGACGATCATCGAGGCGGGCGAGGTCACGTTCGACATCAACTTCAAGGGCGACGCGACCCAGGGGTTCGGCTCCGGATCGCTCTACGACGACATGGTCGACAAGACGAAGCGGAACTTCCAGCTCGTGCTCCCGACCGGCGTCGGCGCGGCGAACGACACCGCCGCGTTCACCGCCTACGTCACCGGGTTCGAGCTCTCGGCTCCGGTCGAAGGCGTGCTTTCCGCTGCGGTCACGTTGCAGGTGACCGGCGCGGTGACCTGGGCCTAGTTCACGTTCGCCGGTCGATGACCAGCGAGAGGAGTAACCCGTGACGCTACTCACGCGTGAGGCTATTTTCGCGACCCGCCGCTCGAAGACGAAGGCCGTCGCCGTCCCGGAGTGGGGCGGCGACGTGTTGGTCCGACCGTTGACGGCGGGCGAGGTGCAGGGGATGTCGGAGGTCTTCGCTTCCGGCGACCGTGACCTCTCGCAGAACATCGAGGCGGCGTTCCGCCTGGTGGCAGCGGCGACGGTGACCGAAGACGGGGCCGCGCTGTTCGCGGGACCGGACGATCTCCGGGGGCTCGAGGTCGGACCGATCGTCCGGCTGGCGACGGCGGTCGCCGAGGTGAGCGGCATCACCGGGAGCGACGACGCGGGAAAATGAGGGACCGGCCCGACCGCCGGTTCCAGTTCCGCCTCGCTCTCGCCCTCGGGATGCCGGTAGAGGAGATGCTCGACCGGATGACGTGGCGAGAGTACCTCGAGTGGGGCGAGTACTACGGTCTCGAGCCGTGGGGTGAGGAGCGCGGTGATCTGCGCTCCGGCATCGTCGCGTCGGTGATCGCGAACGTGAACCGCGACGCGAAGAAGCAGCCGAAGGCGTTCGAGCCGGTGGACTTCATGCCGTATTACGAGAAGCCGAAGCCGACCCCCGAGCAGCTCGCTCACAAGATCCGCGCCGCGCTCGGAGGGTACCGCTAATGGCGACCGTTATCTCGACGATGGGCGTCAAGATGGACCTCGACGCGTCGGGGTTCAACACGAAGATGGACGAGGTCGGGCGTAAGCTCGACGCCGTCGGGACCCGACTCCGGGACATCGGGACCACGCTGACGACGCGCGTCACCGCGCCGATCGTCGGCGGGTTCGCCCTCGCGGTGATGGCCGCCTCCGACCTCAACGAGACGATCAACAAAACGAACGTCGTTTTTGACGACGCCTCCGCCGGGGTCATCGCATGGTCGGAGGACTCGGCGACGGCGTTCGGCTTGTCACAGAACGAGGCCCTCGGCTTCGCATCGACGTTCGGCAATATCTTCACGTCGATGGGGATGAGCGGCGAGGCCGCCGCCGGTCTCTCGACCGACATCGTGCAGCTCGGTGCCGACCTCGGGTCGTTCAACAACGTCCCGACCGGCGAGGCGTTAGACGCACTCCGGGCAGGCCTCCTCGGCGAGTACGAGCCGCTGAAGCGGTTCGGCATCGTCCTCAGCGAAGCAGAGGTCGAAGCCTACGCCCTGGCGCACCGTGCGGAGGGCGTAACTGGTGCACTGACCGAGCAAGAAAAAGTCGCAGCCCGTAATGCGCTGATCAATGAGAAAGCGGCGAACGCGCAGGGCGACTTTGCGAACACGTCCGGCAGTCTCGCGAACCAGATGAAGATCCTCCGCGCGCGGTTGACGAATGCCGCCGCCGCGATCGGGCAGGTGCTGCTCCCTTACGTTACCCGCCTCGTCGGCTTTATCTCCCGACTCATCGAGCGGTTCGACGGCATGAGCACGCGGATGAAAACCGTCATCGTGGTCGTCGGACTCATCGCCGCCGCGATCGGGCCGCTGCTCCTTGTCTTCGGATTCGCAGCCGGTGCGCTCGGGAACATCATCGCCCTGCTCCCAAAGATCAAGATGTTCTTTAACGTTTTGCGCGCCGGGATGCTGTCGAGCCTCGGCCCTATCCTCCTCGTTGTCGCCGCGATCGCGGCGATCTATTTTATCTGGACACGGGATCTGTTCGGCATCAAGACGAAGATCACGAAATGGTTCAACGTGTTCAAGGCTCCGGGCGGTGGACTCGACCGGCTCAAGGCGAAGTTCGGAGAGTTCAAGGACACGCTCGGCGGGCTCTATCGCGCAGCCCTGCCGAAGATGAGTACGGGGATCGATCGTCTCCGGCAGGCCCTTGTCGCGCTCTGGGACCGCGTCAAGGGGCCGCTAGGCTCGTTCGTGAAGCTCATCGGCGACGGTGTGGTGAAGGCGGTCCGGTGGGCGATGGACAACCTTTACCGCCTCCAGCCGCTTCTCGACGCGATCGGGACGTACATCCACGCGGTCGTCGCCCTCGTTCGCGCGCTGTTTGCGGGCGACTGGTCGGCGGCGTGGGATGCGTTCAAGAACGTCGTCGAGGCCGCAAGCATCGCGGCCCTCGAGGCGTTCCGGCTCGCGTGGGACGCGATCAAGGGGATCGCCTCCCGGATCGACTGGGGTGCGCTCGTCTCCGGAGCCGCGGGGCTCGGGTACAAGCTCCTCGGCTACATCGACGACCTGGGCGGCATCCTGTGGGGATGGGCGAAGGCGGGGGCGACGTTCCTCGCGATGAAGCTCGCGACGCTGTGGGATGACCACAAGAGCAAGATCGGCGAGGTCGCCGGGTTCCTTGTCAGCAAGATCGACGACGTCGGGCTCCTGCTCTGGGGATGGATTCAAGCCGGCGCGACGTGGATGGCCGGGAAGCTCGCCGGGCTGTGGGACGAACACGGGGACACGATCAATCAACTCCCGGGGCGGTTCGTCGCCGGGATAGGGGCCGTCGGTTCGTTCCTCTGGGGATGGTTAGAAACAGGCGCGAAGTGGATGGCGGGGAAGCTCGCCGGGCTCTGGGACGCGCACAAGCAGACGATATCGCAACTCCCGGGACGCTTTATCGCGGGGATAGGCGCGGTCGGTGCGTTGCTTTGGGGATGGTTAGAGACGGGCGCGAAGTGGTTCGCGAAAAAAGTCTCCGGGCTTTGGGATGCGCACAAGGACACGATCTCGCAACTCCCCGGGCGATTCGTCGCGGGGATAGGCGCGATCGGTGCGCTGCTCTGGTCGTGGGCGAAGACCGGCGCGAAGTGGTTCGCCGGCAAAATCTCCGGGCTCTGGGACGCGCACAAAGACACGATCGGACAGATCCCCGGACGGCTCATTACGGCAGCGGGCGCGCTCGGCTCGTTCCTGTGGGGATGGGCGAAGACGGGCGCATCGTACCTCGGGACCCAGGCGTCGAAGCTGTGGGACAACGTCAAGCCGCAGATCGCCGCGATCCCGGGCGCGCTGATTTCGGCGATGGGCGGGCTCGGCGGGAAGCTCTACGAATGGGTGAAGACGGGGGCGAGCGACGCCCTCGACTCCGTCACCGGCGCGGGATCGGACGCCCTGACGAGCATGCGGTCGATCGGCACGCAACTCGGTGCCGCGCTCAAGTCCGCCTTTAACGGCGCCCTATCGGGGATCGGCGACTACATCATCACGAAGATCAACGGCATCATCCGCACCGTGAACGGGTGGATCGAGAACGCGAACAGGCTCCCCGGCGTGGACATCCCCTACATCCCGACGATCGGCGGCGGGAGCACGATCCCCGGCGGCGGCGGTAGTGGCGGTGGACAGGGAGGCTTTGTCGCGCAGGCCCTCGGCATGGGTGGCGCGCAGGTGATCAACGCGACGATCAACATCAACGTGACCGGGGTCGATAGCCCGAAAACAGTCGCGCAGGAGGTCTACGCGACGTTCTCCCGCGAGCTCGGTCTGCGAGGTGCGATCTAATGGCCCTCACTACTGTCCGCTACGGCAGATACTCCGCCTCCGCGGAAGCCGCCTACGGCATCATCGGGACGTCCGCGATCCGCGCGTGCGTCTTTAACAGCGCGACACAGAACGTGTGGGTGCACACGCTTGGCGGGTGGATTCGCAAGAGCGCCTCGACGAACTCGACCGTCCGCTTCGGCCTCTACGGGACGACGAGCAACAACCCCTCGACCCGCCTGGGCTACACGTCGTCGATCTCCGTGACCTCGACGAGCATGACCTCGCGGACGGCGTCGGTGTCGGTGACCGATTCGTCGCCGCTACAGACCGCGATCAAACTCGCCTCCGGCAGCCTCTACTCGATCGCGATCCTCTCGACGACCGCGAACACCGACCACTCGATGGTCGTCGCCGCGTCGATCTCCGCGACGAACGAACAGTTCTACAACAAGTCCGGGACGAGCCTCCCCGCGCCGTTCGGCACCTACACCGCCTCGACAGAGGGTCACATGACGGTGTGGGCGGAGGGATACCTCAACGTCAAGCCGGAGGTCGCGACTAGCCTGTCTCCGTCGGGCACGATCAACGACACCGCGCCGACGTTCGTCGCGAACTTCGAAGACCTAAACGGCGCATACGGCACGACCTCCGGGAACGGGGTCGACACCGGCGACCGGATGACGAAGTACGCGATCGAGGTCCGGACGCAGGGGAGCGCGACCGCCGACCGGTGGAGCGCGACCTACACGGCGACCGGCACCGAGCAAACGAACAACGCGATCGCCCGCGCCTACGGCGGCTCCACGCTGACCCGTGGCACGACCTACGAGTGGCGCATCCGGTTCTACGACGAGTTCAACGAGGCGGGCGACTTCACCGCGTGGACCGCGTTCACCCCGGCGAGTCTCGGCTACGTGACGACCGACGGCACCCCGACCGGGAAGACCGAAGACGATACCCCGGACTTTCAGGGCCGGTGGACTCA